TTACATAGTGAAACGCCATTCTATATCTAAATCAAAATCGTTACCCCTATGGTCCTTTGTACGATTATAGACCATACGTTTAATCAATTTTTTAAAAATTACATTCTTTTCGCCTGCCGAAAGATTGTCGTATTCATCTATCAAATAGCGTAATGTCGGTAGCACTTCTTGCACTGTTGGAACGGATTGAATACTGTTTAATTTTTTTTCGTGTTGAGCTAATGCCAATTTTGAATTTTGGATTTTTTCAGCGATTGCATTACTACGATCTAAAAACGTATCAACATCATAAACACCCTGTTCCAACAAATCGTGTAGTTTGGATTTCTGCGAATTCAACTGTTTTATTTTTGTATTAATATCTTTAATGGTTCTGTCCAACATTTCTATTTGTAGGTTGTTTGTTTTTTGTATGCTGTTTTGGACGGCGGACGAACTGTTTTTTAAAATATTTTTTACTGCGTCTAAAATAACTTTTTCAACGAACATTGTTCTGATAGAACGGATACAACCGGAATGCAAACATAACAATCTATTACCACTGATTTTTGAATATTGACGCTGCATTAATTCACCACAGTTTTTACAATAAATTAATCCTGCAAATGGATTACGAATTATACCATGTGCAGTAGGTGGGTGTGTTCGGAATTGGTGGATTTCCTGTGCTTGTTCAAACAATTCTTTTGATATTATTGCAGGGTGTTTTCCCTCCGACACAATCCATTTTTCCTCTGGATTTAATACAGTACGGTGTTTATCAGTAGGAAATTTTTTTTTGATATGTTTTCGTTTGTTCCAAATAATTTGACCTATATATGTTTCGTTTTGCAGATAAAACTGTATTGTGTTTCGTGAAAAATGATCGTTTTTTCGTGGGGTATATCCCATTTTGTTTAAATTATCGGCAATGGTCTGTGTACCCATATGTTGATTTACATACATATCAAATACCATTCGTATTACATTTGCTTCTTCTTCACAGATTTCTAATGTCGGACGTTTATCGATGTATGTTCTCCTGTATCCGTATGGCGGTTCACAAATATGGTATCCCATTTCTACTGTTTTTTCTATTCCCCTATTCAACCTGCGACGGATTGCTTTCAACTCTTGGCGTGCGATAAATGAATGCATTTCTACAACCTGTTCATCCACATCGTCGTTTAGGTCATATGTTTTACTTGTGGTTATAATTCGCACATCATTATCCTTGAAGGTTTCCAAGATAATACCGCCGTCTTTTTGTGATGAACGCCCTAATCTGTCTATTTCCATACATAAAACAGCCGAATAGTTCCCCTGCTCTACGTTCTGCAATAGCCGACACATTTCAGGACGTGTAAATAAACCGTCACCGGATACAACTTCTTTGTATATTTCAACAATGTTTAAATCCATTTGTTTCGCCAATTTTAACAACGTATCTTCGTGGCGTGCAAGTGTCTCGTCTATGTCTTCACTGTCCGGATCCATTCGTGATTTACGCAAATATATCGCAACGCTCTCCTTGTAATCATCAAATGGCATTGTTATCACTCCTTTTGTAAAATCAACCGATGTTAGATTCCCCAATATCGGGTTTTCTGACGTTGGGTTTTCTGACTTCGGTTTATATTAATGCTCTGAAACATTTTCCAATACTAATTCATAGAAAACGTCTTCCGGTATAATTTGCAAATCTTGACCGGATAAAATCAACTGTTCAGCTTTTTTCTGTTTGCTACTCTTTCCATCTTTGATGGTTGAACAGTAGTCATTATTACCTAAAATTAAATAATTGGTTTTCTTGGTAACGCCATTGCCACACGTTCCGCCTAAATTGACAACCAACTGTGCAGCTTGCTCTCTTGACATCAATTCTAATTTACCTGTGAAAACGCATACTTTTCCGTATAATGGGTGAGTAGTATCAAAATTATCCGATTCTGCTTTTAATGTACGCAAATCAGTTTTTGCTTTTGGAGCTAATGCATCCGCACCGTTTATTTTTACAAATTCATCAAATTTCAAATAACATTCTTGTGTTGCCAAGCAATCAGCTAAACCACGGTGTTCTGGTTTGTTTTCGATATGCAATTCCTCGACAAGCGTAGATAATTTATGATTCTTAAAATTTGGGAATAATTTTCGTGCAATGCGTAATGTGTCAACATAGTTGTTTGTAAATATTTTCTCAAAATATGCCAAATTATTGTCATATATAAAATTAATATCAAAATTTACATTATGACCAACCACTATATCCGTTCCGATAAAATCTAAATATTTTGGTAGTGCTTCTTCGATACTTGGTGCATTTGCTACCATTTCGTTTGTTATTCCGGTCAAATCGGTTATGTATTCATCTATTTCTTCTTCAGGGCGAACCAATGTTGTAAATTTATCTATCATTTTGTTGTTACGATATTTTACTGCACTTAATTCTAAAATTTCATCAAATTCAGAATATAGACCTGTTGTTTCTATGTCTATTACAGTATAGTCTGTAAGAAATTCCAATAGACTTTTACCTTTTTTTCGGATGTTTTTTTTCTTTTTTAAAATTTCAAATCCATCTAACGAAATATCTCCACCATACATTGTTATCACTCCTTAAATATTACCTTTCACTCGGTGTATTCTGATTGTATCTTTTATAAAATTTTCAGTCACATTAAAATATTCAGCCAACTGCCACACTTCCGTATATCCCTTTTTAAATGCCGATAACAGTTTGTCAGCCGGAATTAGTTCCTGAACCGCCCAACGAGTTGCCCGTTCTTCCATGCGTTGCCTCGTTTCAAACGTGGATTTTAACTTGTAAAACGAACCGGTTTCGTGATGCCCTAATTCGTGAGCATATGCGTCTATCAATTCAGGCATTGTATGGATCATTAATGGATTTAATGCAATAGCTCCGGGAATGGATAATGCTTTTGTGGCTCTCATCGGAAAAAAATCGACGTCTATATTATGGTTTATTGCATATTGGTTTAATTGATTTAGCATTATTCTTCCTTCTTCCATTGTTCTTTTTTGAAACGTGCATAATCTAATATATCTTGCTTTTGTTCATCGGTTAATTCTTTAACTTCGCCATATAATGCAAATTCAATTTCTCCAAGCTGCTCATCTAAAGTATTTTCTTTCTTTTCCTTGCCCAGCAAGAAATCAACTGTTACATCAAAATAATTAGCTAATTTTTTTATGATGTCAAGATTAGGTTCACTAACTCCACGTTCATATTTAACATATGTGGTTCTGTCCACACCAAGATATTTTGCTACGTCTTTTTGATATACGCCTTTTTTTGTTCGCAATTTTTTAAGGACGTTCATTATAATCACCTCAAGCACATTATATGTGAAATAACTTCACATATCAAGACAAAGTGAAGAAATTTCACTTATTTTTTAAAAAAGTCTTGACAAGTGAAGAAACTTCACCTATAATATAAATTACAAGTGAAGAAACGTCACTTTTAGGAGGTGAAAAAATGAACAACTTAAAAGAAGTCAGGGAAAAAGCAAATTTAACCCAAGAACAACTGGCTAATTTAATTAATGTTGATAGGTCAACTATTACAAAATGGGAAACTGGTGAAGCGTCCCCAAGAAGTGATAAATTACCTATGCTTGCCAAAGTTCTTGATTGCCGGATAGACGATTTATTTTAATTTATACTGCTGGCATATGTCAGCCACTCTGTTTTTTGTTTTTACCGTGGATTTAGTGTTTTGTCAGCGGTGTGTCTTTCTTTTCAGGGTGGCTTACATATGCCAGCAGAAAAATATTTAATCACAGGTTGAGGTGAGCCACTCACTCCATATGAATGTAGAAATATATAAAATTTTAGAAAGTCTGTTTCAAGGCATCACCTCAAAAAATGTTTTGACCGGAGGGTGGCTCTCTTGAACCTGTGACGGAAAGGGGAAATAAAAATGATAACTATCGGTTGGGCGTGTATCGTCATTGGTTGCAGTTTGGTGGCGTATTGCAAATGAAAACTGTAACATTCAAATACGATACTATATTCAAAAAAAGTATGAGTTTTACAATGCAAATTTCAGATGAACTGTATGACGCATTGAAAATTCAAGACAAAATGCAGGATTTTCGTGTCAGTGAAATCATGGACGATATTTCGTCCATGCTATCAATAGTTGCCGAATTGCAGAGTTTTGGTGCAATTAAAGGCGGTTATAGTATTGATTTTAATGACAATTAAAAAAATTACCGCCATTTGCTTATGAAAAGGTAGAAAAACGGTGAAAAATAGGGACTTAAATAGTGAGAGGGTAAAAAAGCACCTTTCGGAATAGGACAAAACAGGGAAAACATAAAAATAAGTGAGGTGATTGGAATGAAATTGTGTGAGGGTTTTACATTGGTCGAATTGACCGACGACAAAATAGTGCAAGAGAAAAAAATCGGCGAAACGGGGCGACTACGAATGTTTGGAAATCCTAACCCACCACCGGAAGAGCATCAAAAGGTTATTGATGAAATAACCACTATTTTGTTCAATGCACGTCAGCGAAGATTGGCACAGGAAGAAGAAAAAGGAGCATAATGCTCCTACGGTTGGACAAGCAAAGGAGGAGAGAAAAATGAACAAAGTAATGCTGATAGGTCGTATTTGTAACGACTTAAAAAAGAAGTACACAGGTGACAGTACCGTTATTCAAGTGTCTTTGGCAGTACAAAGACGTTTCAAAAATGCTAAAAATGAGTATGACACAGATTTCATTCAATGCGAATTGTGGGGACACAATGCGGATTTTCTTGAAAAAAACTTCTCAAAGGGTGACATGGTCGCATTTGAAGGTGCAATTAGGAACAACAACTATGAAAAAGATGGTGTTAAGCACTATTCAAACAAAATAGTTGTAGAATCAGTGTACTTTACCGGAAGCACACTGATGAAGAAAAAACAATAATTGTGCAATTTGACTTAAATAAACCCTGCGGAAAGGTAGGGTTTATTCGAGTACGCTTGAAAAATTGACAAGATACCAATGAAAGGAGGGATTTTTGTGCGTAATTACAAAATTTCTAAACCGACATATTATTCAATCATTCCAGCTGATGTAAGGTATGACAAAGATCTGATGGACAAAGCGAAGTTACTATACAGTGAGATTACGGCACTGTCAAATTCAATGGGATACTGTTATGCGTCAAACCAATATTTTGCTGATTTATACAGTATCACTATCCGACAGGTTCAAACGCTCTTAAAAGACTTGTCGAATAAAGGTTACATAAAGGTGGACCGTAATTCCAAACCGAGAAAAATTCATATTGCTACCGTGAAGTTTTCTTCGTCTTACCGTGAAGAAAACTTCATGGTAGACCGTGAAGAAAACTTCACTCATAATAATACAAGTAATAATAATAAAAAGAATAACACTCCGTCACCGGAGTTGGTGTCTGAGTTCAAAGCGTGGTATTCAAAATATCCGAATCCACGAAATGAGCAACAGACCATGAGAAACTACATCAGCACCAGAAACAAATATTCAGCCGAACAACTGATGTCAGCACTGGATAATTACCTCGCAGACATAGAAAAAAACAACACAGACAAACGCTATATAAAATACTCAACAAACTTTGTCGGTAGAGAACAAGCGTTTGTCGATTACTTAAACACACCGGCACAGCCGGTTTCGACTGAGGAAACTGATGATAGTTACATCGCCACAATCGAAGCGGAAGACCCTGAGTATGCCGCACGACTCCGAAGGAGGGATAACGATGTATGAACAACAACAAATTCCTGCCAACTATGAGGCGGAGCAGGCAGTCGTTGGTGCATTAATCATTGGTGGCAATGTGGATGAATTAACCACCGAAGTCAACCTAACACCCAATGATTTTTATTTCAGTGATTGCAAATTGGTGTACAAATGCATTTTGTACCTAAACGACAAAAACGACAAAATCGACATAGTGACGGTAGATAGTACATTAAAAACCGCCAAAGAATACAAGGGAATTGAATTTCTGAAGGGTGCGATCAGCAACAACCCAACGAAACATAATTTAATTTACTATGGTAAAATCGTAAAAGAATATGCGAAACGTCGTTGGTACATAGATATGTCAAATAAAATATTGACTATGGCAGGCAATACAACATTGCCAATAGAAAAAATATCCGACAAAGTGGAATATATGCTGGCAACGGAGAGTGATTCTATCAATGTCAATACCGCAGACGATTTGATAATGCAGACGTATGACACCATTGCAAAAGCAAGTGAAAACAAAGGTAGTATTCCGGGACAGGCAACAGGATTTGATAACATAGATTTGAAAATGGGCGGTATAGACGGATTGGCTGTTTTAGGTGCCAGACCGGGTATGGGAAAAACCGCATTTGCGTTAAATGTTGCTGAACATATAGTTTACAACGAATTAAAACCGGTAGTATTTTTTTCGTTGGAAATGGGTGCACAACAGTTAATGCTCCGATTGGTATCATCAATGACACGCATTAAATATTCTGCTTTGCGATATGGGGAATTGGAAGATGATGATTGGACAAAACTCGCCAGTTTCATGAACCAATCAGAAAAAACAAAAAAATTGTTAATCTGTGATGAACCCAAGATGACAGTGCGAAAAATTCGTTCGGTTTGCCGTAGGTTAAAAAAACAATATGGCTCTTTGGGGGCGGTGATTGTTGACTATTTGCAATTAATTGAAATGCCAAACAATAAAAACTGCACAAAGGCACAAGCAGTCGGTGATGTTAGCCGAGAGCTGAAAATCTTAACGAAAGAATTAGGTTGTCCGATAATTGCTCTTTCGCAGCTGAATAGAGCAAATGAGCAACGGTCGGACAAAAGACCGACACTTGCCGATCTTCGTGACAGCGGAGCTATTGAACAGGATGCCGACAGTGTAATGTTCATCCATAACGAAGACGCATATAGAAAAGACAAATCACAACCACCAACAGGCAAAGTTGAGATATTGTTACCGAAATCAAGGTTTTCGCAAACAGGAACAATGTTTTTAAAATTCCAACCGGAATACATGAAATTTTCAAATTGGAATGTGAAAAAAGACCCATTTAATCGTAGTAAAAATTCGGCGGCAGTGTGGGACAAACCGGACGAAAATGATAAAGAAAACGCAAAAACTGGCGAAGCTGAAAAAGAGGAAAAATGACAAAGTGAAAGCTGATGAAATTTCAGAAAAATAACCAGATTTTAATGGTTATAAAATCGAAAAAAAACATAATTGATTTTATAATCAAAAAAACGGCTTAGGACATCAGATTTTAAGCCGTTTCTACGAAAATATAATCACTATTTTTATTTGAATATTAGCCATAGAATAAAAGATAAAAAAATCGAATCAAAATTTATTGCGAAGAAAGGAGTAGCAAAAATGAAGTTCAGAACATTCAAATATAACATCATTAGGGCAATCAAAGTTATAAATCATGCTGTCAATGCAGAAACAATGAAGATGTTGGGCGGTATTCTGATAGATGCCAATGCACCGAATATGGTGGAATTGACAGCATATTCAAATGACATAAAAATCAAATATTATGTTCGTGCAGACGTTGAGCAGAAAGGGATGGTTGTATGTAACCCAAAGTATTTGATGAACATTTCAAAAGGTGAAAATATGGAGGTTATAATATCAACCGACAAAGACAATGTCATTGAAATGAAAATCGGAACATACAAGCAGAAATGGCAAGGAACAGTTGCGGAAAATTATCCGAAAATATCAATGCCGGAATGCAATAATGAATTGATGTTAGAACAGGAACGGTTTAGAGAAATTTTAACTAAAACTGTGCCGTTTGCAGCACCGACAGTCGGATACAGACCGCAGTATAACGGCGTGTTATTTGACATAAAAAACGAAACATTACACAATGTTTCAACTGACGGAAAACGAATGGCACATATAACTACACCTGTTGGCACATATGAAAATATGTCGTTTGTAATAACGCTTCCTGCGGCAAAGGAACTGTGTCGTATTGAAAGTGAAAATCCGCTGTTGCGTATTATTGTTGATAATACAAATATGCGGTTGTTGTTAGATTACAGTGAATTTATAGTTGTCGCCAGTACATTTAATGAAAATGGTTATGTCAAATATGACAATATGATGAATCGTGAATCGGATATAACTGCAACGGTAAAACGTGCAGAGTTTATGCAGATGATTGAACGCGGTAAATTCGTTTCGGAACAGGGTAAAACAAAAGTTCCGGTAACGTTGGAATTGAAAGATGATGTTTTGAAATGCAATGGCAGAAATCTTCGTTGCCAGTTAAAAGATGAAATAGATGCCGATATAGCCGGCAATATTAAAATCGGTTTCAATGCTGATTTTTTAATGGATATGATAAAAACAATACGGTCCGACAATGTTGTTTTGGAATTGAAATCGCAGAAAGACGCATTGATAATAAAAGACGGTGATACAGAATTGTTGTTGTTGCCGGTGATAGTGTGAAAGGGGACAGTAAAATGCGAAAACGATATTGTAGTATGTGTGGTCGTTTGATGGACGAACACATTGACGAAAACACAGGAAAACCGTTCGATATTCAGTTATGTTCCGGTGTATGTATAGGTGCTGCATGGCGAAATGTTACGGAATCAATTAAAAATGGTGTTAAGCCAACATGGGCTGTTGCAAAGGTGCAAAGAAAGAGCAAAGCAATGGAATATCATAATCAGATAGTGAAGTTGACAAATGAAAAGTTTACGCAAAAACAAATTGCCGAGGCATTAGGAATATCTCACGGCACAGTTTATTCATCGTTGAAACAATACGGAAGGGAGTTAATTTAAGATGATAGGAAGAAGAATAAAAGAATTAAGAACAGAAAACGGATTGACGCAACAAGAATTGGCAAAAATTTTAAATGTGTCAAGTATGTCTATTTCGTTTTATGAAAATGAGCAAAGAAAACCGGATAGCGAGTTTATTATTGCGTGTTCGAGGTTTTTTGATGTTTCAACTGATTATTTGTTAGGAAAAACGTATAAAAGGAGAATACCGAGAGAAGAAAGGTTTGGAGCGTTCAGTAAAAGATTGAAACATGTAAGAGAACTAAAAGGTATATCACAAAGACAAGCGGCAGAAGATTTAAACATAAGTCCACAAAATCTATCGTATTACGAAAACGGTCGTGATGCTGGATATGGTTTACTTGTTCGTATGGCTCGATACTATGATGTTACAGTTGAGTATTTAATCGGTGCGTCACCTGTCATGCAACGAGAAAATGTAGATATTAACAAAGATATTGGATTAAACGATAAAACAATTAACTTATTACGGCAACGTAATAAGTTTGGATATAGTTACGCAGCAGATATTGTAAACGAAATCGTGAGAACAGAGTATTTTCAAAGACTTGTCACCATATTTAGTGAAGACAATGAAAGCAAAGAGGGAGATACACCACAGCAAAAAGAATTAAACGAACAAATAGTCAAAGTATACGGAGGCGCTTTTTTCATACGAAAGCGTGACTGGGAAATAGAACGATGTATAAATGGTATTGCAAGAGAATTAAGAAAGCATGAAATTTATCCGGTAGATGATTGTGAAAGGTCAATGGAGGAATAAAATTTGAAAAAGCATAAAATAAATATATCCAAGATGATTTTCAAATCGTGGGACAAGCACACTGAAACATGGTGTCGGATAGCATTTATGCTGATGATACCATCAGCACTGAGTAGAGTGTTTGCAACAATATGTATTATATTCGGCTTTGTGCTATTAGCAATAATCAGAAAAGGATATGAAGAATATTGGCATTTAGATGATGCAGATAAAGAAAAATATCATGAACTTATGGCTTTGCTGATGGCAATTAATGATGATTTTGAAGGCGGTCAAGAAAATGATAACAAAAAGCCTATGAGAGCAAGGAGCGAAACAAATGAAAGAATGGAAAACGGAAAAGAATGAATTTGGCAAAGAGTGCTATGAATTGCATTTCGATCAATTTTATGGAGATGACGAGGATATAATCGCAAGTTTAGTTCAAGATGAAGAAGATGATAAGGCGTTTTATTACATATCAGAAGAATTAAATGCAGATAACGATATATTGTGGGCTGACAGCATAGATGGCGCAAAACAGCAAATCGAAGAAATGCTGATTGAGCATTGGAAAGATGAGATTGAATATTTAGAAGAAAGATTAAAGGAATTTCAAGAAAAACAAACGGAGGAATAACAATGCAAGTAGAATTAAAAGCAAATGGAAAAACCGTCCAAGTTGAAATGACGGAGGAACAGGCTAAAATATTGGGATTGGCGGAGGAACGAAGCCGAACAGGATATGAGAGGGTTGAAGTTGAAGAAACATATTATCTTGTTGACGTAGATGATGAAATAACGAATATGAAACATAACGGTCAATTAGACCGAGATTGTTATGATGTAGGAAATTATTACAGCAATAAAACCATTGCCGAGAACAATGCAAGAGCAGACAGATTGCTTCGTCAGCTAAGACAGTGGCAGGCGTTAAACGACAAGTCTATTTCAGAAAAAGATTGGAACGATGAAAGTAAAAAGAAGTGGTTTGTTGCGTATAGTTATGGTGCTGAAAAATTGTACGCAGACTATTATTATATTATGCGATTACCTAATACAATACATTTCGCCACCAAAGAAAAAGCAGAGGAAGCTATCGAAGTATTCAGAGATGAATTGATATGGTATTTCGTTGAATACCAACAACGCCTTGACGAAGAATAAGCAATAAGCAAAACGGGGGAGTGAAAGCATGACGACAAAAGAATGGTTACAGAGAGGAATTGAGATTGAAGAAGAAATTGCTGATTTGCAGGCGGTTAATCCGGTTGCATTTTTGGACGAAATAAATGTAGCGGTTTATGAACAAAACATCAAAAACAGAATTGGCGAATTGTACAAAATAAAAAATGAAATTCTTCAAACCGTGAATCAGGTCGAAAGTGCTACACTCCGAAGACTGTTAATTAAAAGGTATATTCAAAATTTAACGTGGGAAAAGATTGCAGAACAGCTAAACTATTCATACAAACACGTTGTACATATTCTTCACCCCAAGGCACTGTCTGCAATCAAAAGAGTTTTAGAAAAAGATTAAGCCGGATTTTATTCCGGCTTTTTTTGTATGCGGAATTTTATAAAAATCCATAAAAACGTCATTATGTAATAGAATGTAACATTGATCCTGTGGTAGTATATGAATCGAAGGGTGAACTGCCGTGAGGCAGTGGGAAAAAATATCTCAAAGCAAAAGAGGGGAATAGAGATATTAAGATAGGCATAGACACGCTTGAAGTATTCAGCGTACCATGTTTATGCTGATTATACGGAATGTATATGTTAATGCATATACATTCTGTTTTTTATTTTGGATAAAGAAAGGGACATAATTATGGAGCTATTGCAATTAGTTGAAAAATTCAAGAACGTTTTCAGCATAGAAAAAATTGAAGATGTTGTTGATGAATTAAAATCAACATTGTTAAATGCGGAAAAGTGTCGAAAGCTATGCGAAGATTGGATTTTAATATGTCCCGATTTAACAATAGATTATATGCAAATGATATTTCAATATTATTTTGCCGACCGCAAGGAAAAAATGCAAGACTACACACCGAAAAGCCTTGCGGTAGCGGTTGCAGAGTTATCAAAAACCAAAGATGAAAAAATTTGTTTAGATTTGTGTGCGGGAAGTGGAGCATTGACAATCCAAAAATGGAACGAGAATAACGATTTAAAATTTATATGCAAAGAATATGATAGTCGTGTTATTCCGTTTTTGTTGTTTAATTTGGCAATTAGAAATATTGACGCCGAAGTTATCCATTGTGATGTATTGTCAGATGAAAATTTCAAAACATACAGGACGCAAAAGGGTGATAGATTTGCAACGGTTAAAGAAGTAGATAAGAGTGAATTTAAAGCTGATTGTTGTATATCAAATCCGCCGTACAATATGAAATGGGAACAGCCGGTATTTGCACAATTACAGAATAGATTTTCACAGTGCGAAGTACCGCCGGAAAGTAATGCGAATTATGCGTTTATATTGACTGCGTTAGATGAAATTAATGGCAAGGCAAGTTTTATATTGCCGAATGGCGTGTTAAGCACTGACAATCAAAAGGAAAAGCAAATAAGACAGTATTTAGTCGAAATGAATTTCATAGAAAGTATAATTGTATGTCCAGATAAAATGTTTGAAGTTACGTCAATACCAACGTGTATTATAACATTTAACAAAAATAAAAAACATTCAACGATA